CCACAACATTTACACTCTTTAGCTTTTTCTTGATATATACTCATACTATTTCCATTCCGTCTAATGCATCAGATAAGTCTTTTGGCATTCTTGGTGCCCTGATCATGTTTGTTACTATTGTGTCATCCTCATTTTCTCTATCCCATTTTAGAGAACTATAAGTATGTATGTCTATTTCTTCATTGTTTTGTGGCCTACTTCTGCTAATAGCATTGTAGATAGATCCACAAACTGCGTCCGCCAAGTCTTTCGATCCCTTTCTAGGGTGGTCAACTCTATCTCTCATAATTTTTAACTGCAGCAATTCATCGATAAGAAGTTTTATTGCTGGCCCAGTTAATCTATCTTCTGTAACAACCATTGCCATGTCATCATAATGTTTCTTTGCGACAGATAATGTTTCAGTATTAATTCCATACTGCTTTAATTGTTGCATCATGTCGTGTGAGTTCCAGCGGTCAAATGTACAGACACGAATCTTAAATCCCTTAGTTCTAAGAGACAAGATATAGTCTTTAACTTCTGTAAAATCTACAGATTTGTCTGCAGTCGGTGTCCAATATCTTACCGCATCAACTTCAACAATTGGCGCTGGCTGAGAATAAGTATCGGTTACTTTTACATTTACCCATTTTTGCACATGAGACATAGCAACTGCACAATGGTCATGCTTTTGTGCTAAGTCAACATGCAAAAAATATTCTTTATCTGGATCTGGCGCAAACCATTCCTGAAATCTTCCAAAGTCATCTACTGCTAACGCCATATTACTAAAAGCTTTTTCAATTTTTTCTCTAGACTTAAAGAATGCATCTATTGCTTCCGCTGGCATACATGCAAATCTTCCTAGAGCGTCTGGAGCATTCTTATAAAACGCTACTTTAAAATCATCTATACTTCTTGTAGGATTAATCTCCCAGGTAGGTCTTTTAAGAGCATACATTCTTGGATACTTGTAAGAAACAATATGATCTTCTTCCCATTCAATATCAAACTCATTGCCTTCCGTTCCATCTGGCAAATCTGTATCTATCTTAAAATGATGTGACCTAATGACAGTTTCTTTTTCTGCAATAACGTCGTCGTATCTTTGCTGGATATAATCGTTCTTGTATCTAGGGAATGAGAGAAGAATTACTTTACCGTAGTCTGGGAAACGAGAATCAACTGATGCCCTATACATCTCATAGATAGCGCTACCAGTCTTTGCCTGCTCATGGCCAGTTGTATTTTCAATGCTAAAGCCAGAAATTTCGTCAAGGATTACAACAATCACGTTGTATCCTTCCCATGCCTCACGCTCTGAGTGGCCTGAGTGAACTGTTATATTTTTATTAAATTTGATCTCAGAAGCTTTTTCTGAGTACTTTCCTACAAACCAAGGTGACTTATCTATACGTGTTCTAAATCCTTTAAAGAACACGTTGCTTGCTTGTTGTGCGTTGATAGCAATATTAATAATGTCAATGGAGTCTCCAGGTGGTTTACCGTAGTAATGAGCTGGATCTTTTAAACACAATAATAAATATACTATATAGGCCACTGATATTGTAGAGCAATAATCTTTTCCAGAACCCTTGCCTAATTGAGCAACTACTTCGTTAGCAGTCTGCTTATATGTTCTCTTGCCTTCTTCTTCACCAAACAATTTGATTAGTGTGGACTCTTTATAAACCTGTGAAGATTTTTCAATTAATGTATACTGATATTCTGAAAGCGGTGGCAATCCAAGATAATCTGGGCTTGTAACAAATGTCCTTAAATCGACTGGCCTCTCATCAAATTCTTCGCCGTCGAGTATGTCAATAAGATCATCAAAATTAAGATCCACTAACTTCCTCAATTATTTCAACTGGTTCAACTATCCCAGTTATTTGGGATAAACGTTTTGCAACTTCCATCTTACATTTTGAACAAGAGGCTGTTACTTCTTTCAAAATCTTTACAAGGATATCCTGTTTACGCTCAGTTTCCGCCAACTGTGTTGCAAGTTCAGCGTTATCTAGAAGTCCAACTTCTTGAAGCATGCCAATACGCTTACCTTCAATATCTGCAATTAATTTTAATGCACCTGATTTAACGCTAAGCTGTCCAGCCTGATCAGCATCTTCAACTGTCTTCCAGGCTTCTTTAATAAGCATTGCATAGTGTTGGTCAGCACCAACGATAGCTTCTTTAGCCCTCTCTCTGGCCGCTGTGTCGTTGTGTACGACTGTCTTCCACTCACCTATCAACTCAACCACTTCGGCACGTTTAAAGCCCGTTAGAGTGGCAATTTGGGTGGGGTTATTTCCTTTAAGCAGTTCTTCAACTACTTTATTCATGCGATCAAAATGATCAGCTAATTCCATATCCATAGAGTATTATTATACTTCTAGTCGACTGAAATAGCAACCTGAGATTTAGCTATTTTATATAGAACTAAATAGCCAATCAGATCATCAATATCATTATCTCCTGCGAAGCCTTGATTATTTTTAACTCTGTTTAATTTATCATCGATTCTAACCTTGAGTTGCTCTACATTGTCCGCCGTCGAAAATATTCTGGCTGGCTCCAAAGCTGAGTTACCGTATGATATATTCTTTTCAATAAGCATGTGAGCAATTTCATGACAAGTTCCCCAGATTTTTGCACCTGCTGGAGCCCCTACAGATCTTAAATATAGATCACTACAATTAAATGTTGTTACATCCTCAAATACTGGCTTTAACATTATCTTCTCCTAAGTAGAACATTAACTACATCATGCTCTTTAATTCTTTCGAATGTGGCCGCTTCCCCATTCAAAAATTCCATTGTATATTTATCATTTAATTCTACCAAAAATTCATCTGGCTGTCCAGACCCTAACTCAACAACTAGCAATGGACACTTACGAGCTTCTTCAGAAAATCCCTCGAATACAAATCTTTCGTGTCCCTCCACATCTATTTTCATAAAATCAATTTTGCCAGTGTATGTTGAATCTAATGTATCTGCATTTATTTCTTCTGTATAAAAATTACCATGCTGACCATGATTACCAGATTGATGTTCATGAACTATTCCAGATCCGCCAATGTTTTCTTCCCAAATATTTAAAACCATCTTATCTTTTTTATTTGACAAGGCTATATTAAATACATCTATCTGTCCTACATTTGAGTAATCATTTAAAATTGTAGCAACTGTATAGGATTTACATAACCTTTCTATCGGCTCAAATGCCAGCACACGACCAGATGCGCCAACCCTTCGTGCCATAACTTCTGTAAAATAAAATATGTTTGCTCCAATATCTAGGCATGTCCACCCAGGCTGTATATTACCAATCATCCATTCGGTGAGCTCTTTATCCCAGTAACCCTGATCTCTACAGGTAGCCTGAACGTATCTATCAGTTACATCACCAGTATATACATAAAAAGAATTCAAAACTTTGCTAAAGGTAATTGATTCTGGTGTTATTCTTTCTGTCTTCATCTTTTTTTAATTAACCCAAACTGATCTAAGTATCTTTGTATTGTCATAGCAGATACGTTACACTCTTTAGCTATTTCTGTAACCGTTTTCTTTTGAACTATATATCTTCTATATAGCCAATCCTTACTTTGATATAGTTTCATCGTTCTGTCAAAACCTTATTCGCATAGTGGGCTATACCAAATGAATCAGCCACATCAAAATCTTTTAATGAAAGCTCATACTTTTTATTAAAGTAATCTACAGTTCTTTGTTTACGCATATTACGCAATTGAGTCTTATACCACGAATCGGCATATCCTGGATTTTTTACTCTTACTGCCTGCTTCTCATCTTTTGTTGGGTTCTTATTGCCGATATATGCCTGCCAAGAACTAGGGGATATAGTAATAACGGAAGCACCAGTAGACATAAGTTCAGCAATAACCACACCATAGACATATGACAATTTTATCACAGCATCTGGTGATCTGACAAGGATCGCTCCTTCTACTGCAATATAATCAGCTTTTAATTCATCAAGCATTACGTGCATTTTCTTTTTAGCATCATATATTTTTTCATATATGTCTGCTCCCACAAATTCTATTTTGCCCCACTTTAACGGTTTATCGTTTTCCATCAAGCAGAATGCAACCGAATTTGTAGAAGCGTCTATTCCTAGTACACGGTTTGCTTTAGTTTTAACAAGCTCAGCTAATCTCATCAAGCATACCCATTATCTTAGATCTTTTAGTTATATCTATCTTTTTTTGACAGGATGCACAAAGATTTGTTTCATTATACCTACTTAATTGAGCATTACATTTCTTGCAGCCACGAGCAGCACCATTTCGAATAGCTTTCTTTTCATAATATTTTTCCATGATCCTGCGGTTTGTTGCAACTCTGCAACATTCGTCGGTACAATATTTTTGATTATGTGTCTTTGGCTCAAAGTCTTTAGCACATTCCTTGTTGGCGCATATCATAACTTTGGCACCTTATATGATTCTATTTGAACTGTTCCAATTAATCCAGCATAACATTCCTTCTTAATTGGACAGTATGTGCAAGGCATCTTAGACTTTGAAGCTCCTTCTGGACGCATAGGAAGATCTCCATCTTTAAAGTTATCCCATACTTCGCACATCCAAACAAAAAGATCCTCAATAATCTCTGTATTCTTTTCATTCATTGAGATTGGAATAACAATAAGTTCTTGAGTATTCTTATTCTCATAAAGGAAGAATCCTTCTTTAGCGTTCTTCAGCTTCATGTAGGTAAGTAACTGAAGCATATGGTTTGGCGTAGGCTTCATCTCTGCTTGTCTTGCATCCCACACTTCCTGCTTAGCCGTCTTAATTTCTCCAATAACCATTTCATTATCGTACTCCATAATAAGGTCAATAAAGCCACGAATAGGCGGGTACTCGTTAATAATTTCTTCTTCTTCTGCTCTAAACTCTGGCATGCTAGAGATTAGTTTTTGAAGTCTTTCATGAGCCTGTGTTCCTTGCGCCATATTAGCAACAGCAACAGCATCATTATCATCAATAAACATTGCTCCGCTAAATGCCATATACCAATATCTAGGGCATGTGCCATGACCGTATCCAAGGGAGCTTGGACTAAATGACTTCTTAGTCATCTCTCCGTCTGCACGTTTTGTATTACGATAGGACTCATCAAGCAACTGTGCAAACTTTTCTGGATCGAAATGCTTACCAGTATGCTTTTTAAATTTAAGGTTCTTAACTATATCTCTAGCCATTATAACGAACGACATACTTGAGGGCATCCACAAGTTTATC